AACTAATATCGAAACATGTTAGAAAACCATTTTTCGATAATGATGTAAATGGATGCACAGAAGCAGATATATATAATGCTATAGGATTTTTAAATGATAAATTCTTTATAGTTGATAACGATGAAAATTCATTTAGTTTTGATGATATAATAAATCAGACAAAGATTTTAGAAACCGAAAATCGTATAAAGATTGACAACATTTTATTCGATCCTTACAATGAAGTTAAACACAATATGAGCGAGTTTGGAAGTCGTCAAGACTTATATATTGAAGATGCGGTTGGGAAGCTTAGACGCTACGCAAAGAAAGAAAACAAGCATATCTTTATTTGTATGCACCCACAAGACCAGCAACCGATTACCGAAAACGGAGTGACTTACTATCCGCCACCACACCCACGACAGTCAGCAGGTGGTCAATCATTCTTTCGTAAAGCTATGGCTTTTATAATCCTTTGGCGACCACCATTCGGATTTAACGATAAAGATGGACAACCATATAAAGAAAATGAAACGCACGTAATTATTGCAAAAGCAAAGCCAAAAGGTTCTGCTAAATTAGGAATGTGTAAATTATTTTGGGATTGGAAAAAGAACAGGTTTTATGAAATCATTGACGGTGTTGTTTATTTTGGTCTTGAATATGAAACTAAAAAGAAATTAAACATCGAACCTGGAAATATATCAGTTTTAAATAATACATTTGGTAAAGACTTTGATTTTTAAGATATGGACTATAAAAAACTAATAATCGAACTACAACAAAAGAACGATGCTTATCGTTTCTTTGACGAAGAAAGACTTAATCTTTTAAAGATAAGTTTAGACTTGCAAATCGCAAATCGAAATCTTGACGATCTTAAAGGCTTCGATTCAAACATTGCAGATGCTCAATTGATAGTGTTCTTAGCAAAGGATAATTTTAGCAAAATGTTTGCAAAATATGAACTTGCAGCGATTGAAATGGAAATGATGCGAATGCAAATCGGAACTTTGCTTTTATACGTACAAAATTTGGAAAAAGAAATCGTTAAATTAAATTCAAGTTTGTGAAGAACTCTGAAGACATTGTTCAACTTGCAATAGTTACTTATTTAAAATTACAATACCCACAAGTTAGGTTTATGGCAAACTATTTAAGCGGTGCAAGGTTGCCAATTTACTTAGCTAAGAAAGCAAAACGATTAGGTCAAGCTGGGCAAGGCACACCAGATTTATTTATCTTCTATAAAAATGATAAATATTCGATGCTTGTATTGGAATTGAAAGCTGATAATTCAAATCCATTTAAGCTTAACGGAATGTTAAAAACTAATGAGCATTTAATAAAACAAAGCAAGTATATTACATACTTAAATACACAAGGTGCTTATGCTTCATTTTCAACGGGTGTAAGCGAAGCAATTGAATTGATTGATAAGTATATGCAAAATGAATTATAATACGATTATAAGCGATTATTACACAAATAAAGATATAATCAATTTCTTTAAGAATATCGCTGGTGAATGGTGGGAAGAATTACGACAAGATGTATTTTTAACGATATGTGAATATGATCATGCAAAGATTATGGACATGGCAGAGCGTAAATGCTTAAAATTCTTCATTGTACGTATAGGATTAAATCAATTTCGGTCTAAAAATTCAAAGTTTTATTATCAGAACTTTAAAAATCAAAGATTATCTGATAATATTATTGATGACGAACTGATTGAGAACTCCGATCATATATTATTTGCAAATCATTTGTTTGAATTACAAGACGAAAACGCTTATGATAAGATTGAAGCAAAGATTCAAGCAGTCGAAAAGACTATTGATGACTTGCGATTCTTTGAATGTGAAGTACTTAAATTATATTTACAATTAGGAACTTACAAAAACGTATCAATAAAAACTGGTATTCCGATTCGTACAATCGCAAATGGTGTAAAAAATGCAATTAAAAACGTTAAACTAAATTTAAATTATCATGAATGAAATTTTATTAATTATCGGTTCTGCTTGTGTAGGATTTAGCTTTGCCGAAGTATCAATGATTCCACAAATGTTTGCCGTCTGGCTATGTGATGAATTTGATATTGGTAGAAAAATTCCTGGATATGATTATGTTCGCAGACCATATCGTTTAAAACCATTCGATTGCGGTTATTGCTTATCGTTCTGGGTAGCTTTTTTATCAGCTTTATATTTTAACTATGGCATAGTAGCTTCTTTGATTATAGCATTCACTTCAAGCGTTGCTTCTATACTTATAAAAAAACTTGTATGAACTATTTAAACAAAACAATACTCGATAATCATAACCAGCATTGGCATACATTGCGTGACGCTGGATTTATTAAAAATTTAAATAAATCGGTAGTCGAAGAACTTGAAAAAGTTTATAACGAAGAAGTGGACGCTAATTTTAAAGTAAATAAATGGTGTATGTCTTGCGTTTCCGAAATGATTGAAAGATTATATTTATTAACTAAATACGATTCTTTGCCTAATGATATTTCACATTTTAAAGAAAGCATTCAAGCGACTGAAATAGACTTTTCAATCAATGCGGTATTGACTAATAATTTCGATCCCGATAATGTAAAAAAAGAACTACCTAAAAAACGTGGTCGTAAATCAAAAAAATAATGGCTGAAGAAAAAACAAGCGAATCAAAAGAAAAGATTCAAAACTTAGATACTATCATGGTTATGCTTGAGATACTTCAAATGCTTGACGATGTCGATTTATTAGGTAATTCAGTACCGATGAAAATAAAAGTTATTAGTAAAATAGACTTGTTAATTGACAAAGTATGATTGAGAAAGTAAAAATTGGTGAAGTTAAAACGAATCCAAACAATCCACGATTAATTAAAGACGATAAGTTTAGAAAGCTTGTTAAATCTATTAATGAGTTTCCAGAAATGTTACAACTCCGACCAATCATTGTTAATAATAATATGATTACACTTGGCGGTAATATGCGTTTAAAAGCGTGTAACGAAGCTGGACTTAAAGAAGTGTATATTATCAAGGCTTCTAATTTAAACGAAGCACAACAAGCCGAGTTCATTATTAAAGACAACATTGGCTTTGGTGAATGGGACTGGGATATAATCGCTAATCAATACGATGAAGAAGAATTGAAAGATTGGGGTTTAGATTTACCGATATTTGAATCAGAATCAGTTGATGAATTACAAGATGAAAATTATATCAAGATTTCAATCGAAGCAACTAACAACGCATTTATAGAAATGAACGAAAAGCTTCAAAACATTTGTGACGAATATTCAGCAATAATGAAAGTAAATTGAAGAAGCATACTAAATTATATTTGCAATTTTTTAGATTCGATGAATCAGATTTTATACCTTGCGAACTCTGCAATAAAGAAGCAAATGACATACATCATATTGAATGTCGTGGAATGGGTGGTACTAAGAAAGCTGATCACATTGAAAACTTACAAGCATTATGTAGATCATGTCATTTAGAATATGGAGATAAAAAACAACATAAAGAATATTTGAAAACAATACACAATTTAAAAATAAAGGAGTTGATTTATGGAACTGATTAAAAAAATTATTTACTACTCATTCATGGGTACTGCACTTACATTTATAGTATTGAGTATTTATTCATTTATAAAATATATGTAACATGGCAGATATTACAATGTGTTCAGGTGAAGGATGCGAGGTAAGATTAAATTGTCATAGGTTTACGGCAAATAAATCAGGTTGGCAGGCATGGTTTACCGAAGTACCTTTAAAAAATGGTAAGTGTAAAATGTTTTGGGATAATAAATCAGAGCAGACTTATATGAGTTTAAAAGATTTTTTCAATATTAAATAAACAAGTGAAAAACAAGTATGGCATTCCCAAATAAAGAAGCACAATTCAAAAAAGGTCAGTCAGGTAATTTAAACGGCAGACCGAGAAAGTACGTTTCCGAATTACGTGAACAAGGATATAAAGTTAGCGAAGTAAACGATGCTATCCAGGTGTTGATGTCGATGACGCTTGAAGAATTGAAAGAAGTATATACGAATCCAAAAGCTACTGTTTTAGAAAAAACTATTGCTGGTGCAATAAGAAAGTCAATCGAAAAAGGAAGCTTATATTCAATCGAAACATTATTAACTCGTGTATTTGGTAAACCTAAAGAACAAATGGATTTAAACGCTTCGGGTGGCTTTAAAATCGAGGTCACATATAAAGATGCAGATAATACGAATTGATTTGCCGAGACCACATACAGGTCAGCGTAAAGTATTAGGAAGCAAGGCACGTTTTCGTGTTTTGATGTGTGGTCGTCGCTGGGGTAAAACATTGATTAGTAAACAATACACAATAACGGAAGCACTTGATTGTAAATTCAATGCTTATATCACACCTACTTACTCACTCGCTAAAGTATTCTTTGACGAAATTGCAAAGATAATACCAGCAGAGGTTGCAACGGCAAACAAGTCTGATTTGGTTTTTAAGTTTGTTACTGGTGGTGAAATACGATTCTTCACTGGTGAACGCTTAGACAACTTGCGAGGTCATAAATTTCACAACGTAATCATTGACGAAGCTTGTTATATACCTAACTTAGAAGAAGCCTGGAATAACGCAATAAGACCAACGCTAACAGACTATCAAGGTCGTGCTTTGTTTATATCTACACCACGAGGTAAAGACTTCTTCTATCGCTTGTATTTGCGTAATGGTGAAAAAGACTTTGAATCATTTAAATATACAACGTATGACAACCCTTTTATTTTTAATGAAGAAATTGACGATGCTAAAGCTTCGTTACCTTCGGCGGTATTTGAACAAGAGTACATGGCGAATCCTATGGAAAACGCAGCTAATCCGTTTGGTATGGATTTTATACGTGGAAATATTCAAAAAATATCCAATAACAGTCCTATGTGTTACGGCATTGACCTTGCTAAATCTTATGATCATTCCGTTATTATTGGTCTTGATGTCAATGGTTGCGTTTGTTACTATGATCGTTTCCAGCTTGATTGGTCTGCTACAAAAGAAAAGATAAAACGTTTAGATAAAGTTCCGAAAGTAATTGATGCCACTGGCGTAGGTGATCCGATAGTCGAAGATTTACAACGTGACGACTATATGATCGAAGGGTTTAAGTTTACACCTCAATCAAAACAACAATTGATCGAAGGCTTAGTGATCGCTATTCAGCAAGGGTTGATTAAATATCCAGAAGGTACGATTGTAGATGAATTAAGCTTATTTGAATATGTTTATAGTAAAACAGGTGTTAAATATTCAGCACCAGTTGGAATGCATGATGATGCAGTATGTTCATTAGCACTTGCCTGGCGTGGTTTTATTCAAGGTAGAACATTAGGTCAATACGCTTTAATTTAATTATTTTCTTTTATGACATTTCTATGACAATTAGTACATTAAACTATATTACATTTGTTCATGCAATTCAATAAAGGGTTGCACAAAACTTGCAAATCATGAAAACAATAGAAACTAAAGACGGATTTAAATTAAAAATAACAAAGGTTTACGGTAAAACAGAAAGATTCTACGGAAAAGTTTCTGTATTGGTTGGAGATTCAAGAACTTCATCAAGATTTGATATTCATTATTTTAATTCAATTGTTTTTGATAAAGATAAAATTTAACATTCCAGTTCCAGCAAGTCTGGAAGTCTGCCACCGCAACGCTCACAAGGCTTGCGGATTTGGTGGTATAACACAAATATATTCAATTTTATTATTTGTTATATTTTATAACTTAACACATTAAAGTAAAATAGTCAGGTGGCGGAATTGATAGACGCATACTTGTTGGTTTTAAGGTTAAAACATGATGATCACATGGGGTAGTTCCACGCATTGTAATGCAATAAAGAAAAATACCCACCATGCAGGTTCGAATCCTGTCCTCGACTAACCAATATGTATAGGAGTAGTAGAAATATTACTCCTTACTATTGGATTTTTTAATAAAAGTTCGTATATTTGTGACTACAAAATATAAATATATGAAAAGATTTTTTGATAAAGTAAATAAAACTGATACTTGTTGGTTATGGAAAGCAGGTGGTAGAGGTAAAGGATATGGTTCTTTTAAAGTAAATGGCAAATCAGTTGATGCACATAGGTTTTCTTATGAGTTGCATAAAGGAAAAATACCAAATGGTATATACGTATGTCACACATGTGATAATAGAAAATGTGTTAATCCCGATCATTTGTTTTTAGGAACACCAAAAGATAACTGGCAAGATGGATTCGATAAGGGTAGAATAAAGTTACTAGGGGGGATTAATACTGAAAAATTAAAAAAACACCCAAGTAGAGGTGCTTATTTAAGAGGGTGTAGATGTGATGAGTGTAAGGCTATTAATACCATGATGGCTAAAAGATATAGGGCAAGTTTAAAATAATCCTGCCCTGACTACTAATTAAACGAATTAACATCATGAAACTAACCACCGCTAAAATAATCAAAGAATTGAAATTAATGGGCTGGGGAAATTATGAATTAGAATCCTCTGTTAATATCCTATTGATTAGAGATGTTTTAAAAATTGTTCACAAAGCTAATAATATAAAGAAATAGAAAAGTTATAACCCCTAAACAATAAGACAATGAAAAAGAAACCTGACTATAAGCTAATAGATGCCTTCTTAACTGATACAAGGGGGTATGATGAATCCTCCGAACTCACCCAGCTTAAGGCAGAAAATGAGAGGTTGAAGAACCAATTAAAATTATTTGTTGATGCAATGAACGCATTGGCAGATACCACTTTTATTATTAATCACTAACCCATAAAGAAAAATGATAGCAGAAACAGCCATAGAAATATCAAATAAAAACGGATGCACATTTGTTGAAGGAACTACCTCAGAACATTGGATTAGAGCCATGCACGAATACGCAAGAATACAGATTGAAAAGGATAGGGAGGAAACAAAGCGATTAATGAATGATAAGCTAAAAGACTTTGAAGGTCTTAATCCTGAGATTGAAGCTATTATTGATAGACCCATAAACTTAGACTAATGAAATCAAGAACAATACTAAAGCTAATAGAACGTGCCTTAAATCCTGATTTAAAAGATGCTCACCTTAAAGCCTACGCTAAGGCTATGATTGAAAATGATAGGCAAAGAGTGCTTACAAATACTCTAATAATTGATAGAGATGTAATTTTTGAATCATATAATAACACCCCCATCATCCTAGATTAACGCCTTGTATAAATGTAAAATGAATAGCCGTATTGGCTTGTAAAACTTATAATTAAACTGAATTGAAAATGTTTATCACTAAAGAACAACTGGAAGCTATGCTTAGAATGTATATCAAAGAAAAGCATAATGCCGATGAATGCATAGGCTTCATTGATGGAATGAATGCAATATTAGAATTATTATTAAAAGCTACTAAATTAAATACCGATTTATCGGACAAACAATAAAGCTAATAAGTTATATTTAATACAAAGATCGTAAATATTAACATTTATGAATCATTAATAATACAATGACAGGTGGTGAAATTGGCAGACACGCTATCTTGTCCCGATAGTGATAGTAATATCTTGGAGGTTCGAATCCTTCCTTGTCAGCGAAGAAATAGTAATCTTCCTATATGGCATTCAGTCCGTTAATCTGGAGAACTTGCTTGGCATTCGGAAAGACGATAATAAATGACTTATCAGAAATGGTAAGTCATTTTTTTATTTAATTATATTTAAAGTATATGAAGAATTGGAATACAATTACAATTGAAGATTATCAGCTAATTTACGGAATCATTAACGATCACGTTTTAAATGATTTCGAAAAAGAAGTAAAGCTTATTTCAATAGTAAATGAACTCACAGAAGCACAAGTTGATGTTATGCCTATTGATGAATTTAAGAAGCTTAAACATACGCTTGATTTCTTGCATAATGGCAAGATTGAAGGAACTTTAAAGCAATACTTGACAATTAACAAGGTAAAATATAAAATGTCCTTAGATGCGTTTAAATTAAGCTATGGGCAATATGTAGATATTACAACCTTTATGGCTGGTGACAACGCAATGATTGAAAACTTGCACTTAATTATGGCTTCGCTTTCAATGCCTGTTAAAACTAATTGGATCGGCAAAGAAACTGTTATGAATTATGGAAGTAAACCGCATAATGAGATTTCAAACGATATGCTTAAATGTAATTTTGCAGATTGCTATCATACCAGCGTTTTTTTTTTGAAACTTATAAACGACTTAATAAAAGCTATCGGGGTTTATTCGGTCAAGCAAGTTTTGAAGGACAAGAAAGCGACGAAGGAGAAACTTCGGGAAATACTAAAACCTTTGCAGAACGATGGGGATGGGTTTACAACGCTGAACTTATTGCAAGATTTGAAAGGGTGAAGTTAGACGATGTTTGGAATATTAATATTATTCAGGCTTTAAATTCTTTGTCATATTTAAAAGATAAAAAAGCAAACGAAAACGAACAGATTGAAAAAATGAGAAAGTAATGGCAGAACCATTTAGTAATTTATCAACTTCGATAACATTTAACGAGATTGAAGATATTCTTGTCAAGTATGCAACTCGAATCGCTTTGGATGCTGAAAAGAATCTGCGATCAAATAAGAATGGCAAGGATTCAAACGCTTCGGGTAGTCTTGCTGATAGTATCAGAGTTTCACCAGTTGAATATTTCGGTAGCAATTATTCAATTGAAATTTCAATGAATGATTATTGGCAATGGGTAAACGATGGCAGACGGGCAGGAAAGCGACCACCAGTATCAAAGATAATTCAATGGATAAAAGATAAACAATTACGTTTAGATGATAAAGGCGTAACGAAGCGAGGTTATAAGCGTGAAGGTACATTAATAAGTTCAAGCAATAAAAAAGTCAAGATGGGAAACAAACAAGTTTCAATTCTTGAAGCGACGGCCTATAAAATAGCAGCTAAGATAGGCAAGTACGGAACTAAAGGTACTGATTTTTTAACCGATGCGATTGACGACAACACACAAGGATTGATAAAAGAATTAAAACAAGCAGGGAAAAAAGACATAATAATTCAAATAAAACGATAATGGCAATAAGTTATATTCAGACACCGCAACTTTGGACACCGATAAATAATGATATGATTTATTATGTGCAAACAAATAGTGTTATTTCGGTTCTTTATTTAGAAGTCCATGTTCAATCAACAATGATTGGTCGTGTTAAGCTGGTCGTGAATGACGAAGGTTTCGCTTATTGCGATGTTAAACAGTTTTTATTTTCGTTTATAAAAAACGAACAAATGTTCTTTGAATACGACGTATTTTGGAACGCACTAAACGATTTAAGTTATTATGTGAACTATCAGATCAAATGCTTTGAAACGATCGGTGGAACGGCTTATAATGATTCAGTGAAGTATGCATTTAATGGGCAAGTGTCTTTTGTTGATTTTGTTGAATATAACCAGCCTGAATTTACAACCACCGATTTAGATACTAAGTTTTTAACAAGTTCACCACGAATATTAACAAGTGATTATAATCGCACTAACTTTTTAAGTTATATCAACGGCACAGAACCAGCAACTAAAGTGCTTGTCAAACTTTATGAATCAAATGCAAGTATTCCGACTGCAGTTTATGAATTTGCTATTCCTGATTTAACTGCTTTAGCTGGAATTATTGCAATAAGCAAAGAAGCATTCGGTTCTGATTTCATCTACTGGGAGGATGTTAGTGAAGCATGGGAAACAGTCGCTTCAACATGGGAAACTTTAGGTGGTTATTTAATTAATCCTTATGTAACTGCTATTGAAATTACTTTGATTGATGACATAGGAACTGAAGTTTCAGAAACTTTCAAATTTACGTTTGATGACTATTGTTCAAAATACGAAAAAACAAATGTTTATTGGCAGAACTCACTTGGTGGTTTTGATTCATATACCTTTAATTTAGTTAAACGTAATCGTTACGATATTGATCGCAAAAATATACAATCATATCCTTACAACTTTACGAATGTAGGCTATTCACAACATACGAATAATGTTTTCATAT